AATTCACTGTTGACTCTGACCTTAATCACCATCTCTACTCTACTCGAACCCGTTTTTGTTTTTGTTTTCAAATTAAGTTTAAGGAAATTCTCTCTTTATAAAAAAAAGAAAATCAGTCTTTTCCTCCATAGATAGTAACGTTACCTTTACCAAGGCATAAAGACGAGAAGCAATCATAAGTGCTAAGAAACATCGAACTGACACTGAGCCATCCGTAACGTCCTGATTGTTTAGTTAAAATGTCATTTGTTTTAAGCGGCATAACCAAACTAAGAAAGACTTCCTTTTTAAAATCTCCTAAAATAAAATACCAACAACTTTCCCATAAGTTTCATTTTTAAGAAAACATTTATTATCGCTATATCTCACATTGTCACCTTTTGTAAAATAGCAAGTTCCATTATTACCTTCCTCAATTTCAATAACTCTATGTGCAGAAACCATTCCTTGATATTTTTTTTCTACAACATTATCAAACTTAACAACAATTATATCCCCAAGAGAAATATTATAATCCTCAATAACCAACATCATTGCTCCGAATGGAATAGTAGGCAACATAGAAGAAGTATTGGCCATCACATAAATATCATAATCTTGCATATCAATAGAAGAATTCCAATCCAAATCAGTAAAATAATTTGATGGTTGTACGTCTGAGTAAAGTGGATGATAATAAATAACATATGATCCTCCAATAATAACTCCAAGAACTATAATAATTATATATATTAAAACAGCACCTAAATCATAAATATCCATTTTCTAATGATATTCACATTTAGTCTTTGTTTTTAAAATCTCCTAAAAAATAAAAGGGGTGAATCAGCCGCTTAAAGAATCATCACCCCAATAAAAATAAATCGTTGAGGAATTATTTTATAATAAATAATAGGTTTTACCCTATATAAACCTTACTTCCTGTTAATAAAAGGGAGATCACGAATCCCTAGAATCGCAGTCACTGCCCCAAGTTCTACTGTTAGTGCAGATATTCCAGTCATCATATCAATGCTTCCTGTTAGTAATCCTCCGATTGTTGCCAACACTGGTCCGATTGCGATTAACAAAGTTCCAACTTTAGTTTTACTCTGATACCATTTCTTTACTATTTCTTTTGCCATATTTTACCTCCTGGATTTAGTTATGTGTATAATAAAACAACACTATAAATTTGAGTGTCTGCAGAATTTATTTCTACTTTTATTCTTAATTTTGTTCCTGGTGGTGATAATGTTTTTAGTGTGCTTTGTTCAAGTAATTGCCAAGTAACACCATTATCTACACTTACATAAAAAATGGTTCCCGGGATTGATTGTCCTTTGACTCTTATCTCACAAAAGGTTGCGTTTTCTGTTACTTCCTTAAGATTACTTGTCCATGTTCCGCTTGCTCCTGTTGATTTTAATACTCCTTCGGTTATCTCTGTTGATGAATGAGTACCAGTAGTTGCATCAAATCCAAAATACCAAGAATAATTCAATTTGTTTATATTATCTGCAACTTTTAGTCTGTCGCTTTTTTGGTTTAGTCCATTTAATATTTGTGAGACAGAATCTTCTTCTATTTCTACGGACAAGTCTGTTCTCCATCCACCTGATTTTGTTCCAAACTTTTGAATAATATTTTTTAATTTATATTGTCCATATACTTGTTGTCTTGGGATTAATAACCAAATGTTTTCTCCTGGTTTTATTGTTTCTAGTCCGAATGATTTTACTGTTGCCTGAGGAGTAATATTTGTTATTTCTGACAGTTTTGACTCTGCTAGATTTTTTACGCTTGTTTCTGTGTTTGAAGATACATCTTTTATGAAAACTTCTCTTATTTCTGTTCCTTCGTTTGGACTTATTGCAGTATATACGATTGGAAGCCCATCCTCGCTTTGTCCGATAGCCACCACGCGAGTTTTCTCATAATAATCATTAATACCCCACCCCTTTGAATTTATGAGGTTATCTCCCTCTACAACAGCGTTTTCCGTATTTAGTATTGAATTGGCCTCAAAAAAATGGAAGTCTAGGTCATTATCCACATAACAATCAAAATCCGTATAATTACACAATTCAACTACACAATCCCAAAATGGTTTATAATTCCACTGAACATTCATTGCTGTTTCTGTTGCTGCAACATTCGAAGAAGTAAACCCATAAGTAGACGGCAACTTCGCAATAATATCCTTTAGTATTTGTGATGGTTCTTCTTCTGTTGCTGAATAACAAATAAGATATTCTGTTAATGTGTAGGCTCTGTGTCTGCCTTCTATTTCTAAAACTTGACCACGATCGCTTATTATTTCTTTAACATGATCTACTCTACCATGAAATTGCAAAGTATTTCCATCGGAATTATCAGCATAAAATCTGACTACATTACCGGCTGAATATTTTCCAGATAGTTGTCCTGCCGCATTAGATATTGTCATACTAAACGTTCCAATTCCACTTGTTACTGGGTATCTGAATAAACTCTTCATTGTTTTTCCTGTTAGATCATCTCCGTCTAATTCAACCTTAATATGTGCGTTTCTTGGTTTTGGAATTGGAATAAATATCTCAGTACTGTCTCTCATTAAATCCACTCACAATCGACACAATAACCTTCTATCTCGAGAGATGGCTGAAGTATCCTTTGGTCTGAGGCATTACAGTTATCAAAGTCTGCCCATAGCCATAGTTGTGTATTATTTAGATATTCTACATTTGATTTAAGTATCTGCCATGTTGTATTAATAATATTGGATTCATTCTTTGTTGCGTTGTTGCTCCAAGTAAGATTCAAACATGAAAAACTCTCGTTTACTTTAATAGAAAAATTACTATTCCCTCCGTAATTTGTTGTTGTTATATTATAAATTGGTACTGTTGTTGTTTGTCCGTAGGCAGTAACATTCTTTGAACTATTTGTTTTTGGAATAAAAAATATTTTACTAGCCCAAGTGTATGGCAGATTCTTAAACAGACTAGAATAATAAACAAATAAATTCAACGTATCATTATTTGATTTAGATGTGTAAACACCAGTAATATTTATATTTGAATATTTTAAAATTCCTGGTGTATCTGAGTGGAATAAAAATGGTATTAGATAGTTCCCTCCTACTTCTGTTGCTGTTGAGATGTAGTTGTTTATGGTTGTTGCTATATTTGAAGTTTCATTATTTGTTTTAAAATCTCCTGCTTGTTCGAATATTCTTGTACCATCTATTGATACATAAATATCACTAGGATAACTGTCTTTTACTCCGTACTTATAAACATCACTAGCACTGTAGTGGTTTGTCCAAAAGTATGTTACATTTTGTGTTATTCCTACGCATGCTGTAGATGAAATAAAAAAGTCTCCTGTATCTGTTCCATTTGTCCAAAGTTTTCTTACTTTATTATCGTCAATATCACACCCTATCCAAAGGTATGTTCCATCATGTGTTAATCCGCTTCCAAAAGATGTGAAAGTTCCACCTGTTGAGAAAGAAGACCCTGTGTATGTTCCATTCATCCAATATTTATAAACATCATGTTCAGCTGCATCTACTGTCCAAAAATATGTTCCATCTTGTGTTATTCCGTAGGCAAAAGCACCTTCTATTGCGAAAGAGTCTCCAGTTGATGTTCCATCCATAGTATATTTATAAACTAAATCGTCTGAGAAATCGGTTACCCAAATATATGTTCCATTCTGTGTTATTCCTATTGGAGCAGCATTACCACTTGCAGCTGTATCAAAATGTGTTCCTGTGTAAGTTCCGTTTATCCAATATTTATAAACTTCCGCACCAGTTGCGTCTACTATCCATATGTACGTTCCGTCGTTTGTCATTCCCCATGCGTCTGTATTACTACCATCTTTCTCAAATGAATCATTTAGGTCTTCTATTTTTGAAAGATTCTTTGTGAAATATCCAGTTAAATTAAAAGAACCATTAGTAACAGCAGTATTTTTAGGAAGACTCAACCACCTAGTAATATCTTCATCCCCAGTATAAGTCAAATTCTCGATAGTCAAACTATTATTAAAATTGTTTTTTAATGTTATAGTATTATTGTCATCCCAAGTCAATATCTCAATAGTATCATTTCCACCTTTGTGATTATATTGTAAACCAGACACACTAAAAGAACCTTCATCCAATGAAAAAGATATTGGTATATTTACGTCATCAGTTGAATTATCCAGAAAGTTCTGAATCATTGATGAACTTATGCTTACTGGGTTTATGTCGTAAGTATATGAAACTTTGAAATTATCTATTGTAAGTTTACCACCATCATCTGAAGTGAAATAAATTGGCACGTCACAATAACCATTTTCATCTGCTGCGCAAGTGTCTAAATATGTATTTACTTCTGATACAAAGCTGTCAGTATAATTCGAACCTGTTAATTCTCCGGACCCTTGATATTCCTTTATACCATCTACTATTCCAACTTCTATTGACATATTTTCTGGATAACCATATCTATAATAATTAAATGTATTCTCATAAAGATAAGTAACCCAGTAATCAACAAATGGTACTCCTGTTGCATCATATTTAAGAGTAGTTTTAAATTGTAAAACTGAACCAGCTAAACATGCAGATGGTACTGTTGCGGTTTCCTGTTCAGAAGCAGACTGACCTGCGCTAGTATCATTAATCACATTAGTCCAAGAGCCACTCCAACATTGAACAAGAAATGGAGCATTTGGCCAAGAATTAAAATAAGAAGTTAAACTTGTAATGAGAGCATCTTCTTCTAAGGTATAATTTTCATAAATCCTACCATAAAACGCAATATCATATGCAGGAGAATTAAACATTACTGCTCTACTATAAATATTTCCATCAAAACCATTTTCTAAAGCGTCATCCCAATAAGCTATACCATCACTTGGGGTATCAAATTCTCCAAGTGTTGTTTCTGGAATTGCATTATATTTTATTAACCAAGTATCGTTTACACCAGTAAAATTGAGAGTAGTATTTGTGACTGTTGCTCCTTTTGGTATACTGAACGTTGTAGAATCACCATTCAATAAATCAAGACTTGTTTCAGCAGTTTCATCAATATCCCCATTTGAAGTATTATAAACAAATCCTAGACTATTTGACAACGTACCATTGACATAAACTGATACATTACTCGCAGTGTTTATTCCTGTTAAATTTATTGTGAAGTTTTGAACTTCATCATATTGATGTGCTGCAACATAAAAAATTAAATCTGTAGTATTAATCGTTTTGGTTGTTGAACTGTCGTTGAATTCATTTTCGCTAAAATAAGAAATATTAAAAATAAAGTTTGCTGTTGGAGTTCCGCAAGTATAATTATCTCCGTATTCTGGGTGGTCAATATCAACGCAGACAGTTGTTGCTCCGGTTAGATTAGTTGAGATGTTTATTGCTGTTCCTAGTTCTATATTCATGCTTGTGGTGACTGATGTTTCAGTTGTGGTGTTTACTCCATACCAAAAAGGATCGATCTCATCTACTCCTGAGAAAGCTCCCCATTTGAGTGTGTCTGTTGGATTATTTTTATAAGCAACGATTCTTATCTTATAATCCCTATCTTTCCTAAAAGCCACCGAATATAAACAATCTCCTGAACTATCCTTTGCTCCACACCATGTTCCTGTGCAAGTTGTGTCTATTGGAATGTTTCTCCAGCCATTTCCCCAACTTCTTTCTAATCTCCAGGACTTAACTTCTGGTGCAAAATTAAATAATGTATCTCTTCCCCATGGATCATAACCAGTCGGATAAATAAAAATATCTTCGTTTGCTGTAAAATTAATATAAGCATAGCAAGGATCATCAATTGTTCCTTCACATATCATATCACCAGAATAAGAAACATTTGAAATCGAACCAACTGCAAGTAAATACATAAAAATTAATCCAAATAAACTCACTCCACTAATACCAAGACCTTTTGCCCATGCCTTCACTGATTCGATATAAACTCTTTTTGCCATTATGCGTTTGTACTAGACTGAACCAGTTTCAATGTCCAACCTACTTTTGTTGGTTCTGCTTCTCTTGAAGTAGAGTTGAAACTCTGAACCTTCACTTTAATTGTTCCCCTTAAATCATCTACTAAATCTAACGGATACCCTTCGTCAGTATCTTGATGTCCCTGGACTAGAGCTTCTACACTATCAATCCAAGTTTTAAGTGCTGCTGTGCTTTCTGCAATATAAAAGCCTGTGAAACTTATTACTTTTATTACTCCACCATAATCGAATACGTCTGTTTCATCTGAATCTGACAAGTAAAGAGGCATTATAGCAAGACTAGCATCCTTCGAACAGTCGTTATCCTTAATTACTGCGCTTGAACCGTTATGAATTACTATTCCACCTATTGTTGTGTTTGCGATTATGCTATTCCTCGAGATTTTAATTCCATTATTGTTAAGTTTGAGAATCTACGCGCTATCTCGTCTGCGTCTATGTCTTGTGAGTTGCCGGTTATGTTGATTGTTGGACTTAACATTATACTGTTTCCGCTAGAATTGTTATTTTGTACTCTTGGGACAACTGCTTCTCCTCTGTGTAATTGATACATTCCAGTCTGACCAACAAAGGCAGTTCCTGTAGCATAACCAGTTGAATCATTATCATTGCCTATTCTAAATACTGATTTAACTTGATTCCATAACCACGAGCCAAAGTTCCAATGCCAACTCCAAATTCCTTTTACTTTTCCCCACAACCAAGAACCAAAATCTGAGATATAATTCCACGTGGTTTTTAATTTTCCCCATAGCCAAGAACCGAAGTCCATTGAATAATTCCAGACAGATGTTACCCATCCCCAAACCTCTGTAGCGAAGTCGAATTTCCACTCCCAGATTGATGTTATCCATTCCCAAACTTTTGCTCCGTAATCGTATGACCACTCCCAGATTGATGTAATTTTTCCCCATAGCCAAGGACCTAAACTTTTCCAATCAACTTCACTCAGTGCTCCCTTTATTGCTCCAAATATAGAACCACCAAAACCCGGCATTAATGCGCCTTTTATTGCTCCCTTTGCTGCTCCGGTTCCTACACTGTCTTCTCCGCCACCAAATAATGCCTTTCCTACTGGCGACTCCCTGGTCCATTTTAGCCAAGCGACTGCCGCCTTCATTAAAATAATTGCTAGTGGTCTTAGTAAGGTTGCCAAAAAATCTCCGAACGGTCTAAAAAACATTAAGAAGGCTCTCCCAAAAATAGACAAAACTCCCCTTAAATATCCGCTTGACTTTTTAAGAATTGATAGAGTTGCTCCTAGAACTGCTGTTGCTGCTCCGAGTCCTATTGCCACCGCAGATAAACCTTTTGACATTCCCATGAATCCCAACGCAGAACTTCCTCCGCTAGATGCTGAAGATGTTGTGCCGCCTACTCCGATTGATTTTAAAGATTTATTCAGAGACGCTGCTATCTTGTCGCCGATTTGCTTTCCGACTTTGTCTCCTTCTCGGCCGCCTTTTACCGTTATTGGGATTTTAATCTCCATAGTTCCATCTGCCATTAACTCATTTCTGCTCCTATTTTTTTCTTATATTCCATTTCCATTTCTCTCATATAACACATTCGATCGTATGGTAGCGCATCTACCTGGTCCGGGGTGTAATTAAACCGGTTGGCAAAAAACCAATAAATAAATTCATTTGAGACTTCTGGATCGTCTAAGTAATGTCCGCTGATGCTTTCTCTGATTTTAAATTTTTTTTTTCAGAGGGCTCCGCGAACTCGTTATACTCATCGAACAAGTAGTCAGTCACGTCTGCAGGGAGTTTCTTTAACTCCACAACCGAAGTGAGGAATGGTGCTTTGATAATCGCCTCAGACAGAATCTTTTCCTGAATCTCTATCTCATTGATTTTAACTTGTGGCTGTCCACCTAGTATCGTTGTTTTAGCGCATTCGGATTTTATTCTGTTCCTTATCCCAGTGTTAAGTTTTCGAATTACAACCATTTCTGTCTCGCCATTAATCATCAAAGGGATTTCCTTTGTTTGTTCTACTATTTGATTCTTAGCGTTGATTTCCATGCTCGGAATTTTAACGGGTTTATCTTCTTCCATTTTATATGTTATCTGCTGCTACAGGTGCTGTTTCTACATCATTCGTATAAATCATGTTAGTACAACCTCTGGCCCAGCCGGTCACATCCTCTTTTATTACTTCTGTTGCGTTCTGTGGAAGAGTCTCTTCGTTTAAGTGTACTCCAGTCAAGTTGATGTCCAGAATATCTCCGTCATCATTTGTGAATGTTAACTCTAATGTTGCAATTTCTGTTCCGCTTCCTGTCGTAGGTGCAGTTGCTGAATTTGTCCCATTAAAGAAATACGTCAATAAGTCTGTGTAGTCATTAAACGCTGCTGTCATAGTGAAATTGTACTCTCTATTTTTAGCAACAACTCCTGTCATAAATCTGGATCCTATTCCATAGACTGCTTCTGCGCTGTTTGCAACACTCAACTCGAAACTCTGAATCGCTGCGATTTTTGTTCCGTCTGGCATTTCTATGCTCCCATGCGCGAATGTGAATATTGGTTCGATTTCTGGATTGTTTGCGACGTATGTTGTGTTGACTGTTTCATATCGGTACATCGTATCTAATGTGAATTTAAGTGCCTCGTTTACCGCTGCTGTCAAAGTACAATTGTTGATAACGTTTCCGATTAGAACTGATGTGTAGTCAGTTGTGCCTAATTCCATGCTTGAACTTAAAGTAAAACTCGGTAGTATATTCGCTTCTGTGTATGTGTGTGTGTAAGCCCCAACAGTTCCTGCATCTGTGTTTGTTCCAAGAACTCCCAATAACCAGTAAGCATTCGACACCATCCCGGTGACACTAGCCTCTCCTCCATATTGTTTGTTGATTGTTGCAACAGCGTTTCTTGCGCCTACTCCAAAAACTCTTTCTGCGTTGTTTGTTCTAGTGACCGTTACTTCGATTCCTTGACCAAACGGCATATAAGTCTCGTCGCTTGCAGTGTGACTTGCGGCTGCTAATCCCCAACCATCCATATCTTCGAATGCGAATAAAGCAGTTGAATTTCCTCCTCCTATGTAATTTTGTGAAATTTTATTTACCTCCTATTTCATTTAGTTTTCTCGTTTGAGTTTTAGGTTTTGGTTCCATAATCTTCTCGGCTTCCTTCATAGTGATTTTCCCCTTAGCGACATCTGTCATTAATCTCTTTTTATTAAGCATTGTCCACCGCGAACATTCCAAGAATGTCTATATTTTTTTGCATGATTTCATCTTTCTTATCTGGGCTGTTAATTGTTGGCCCGATAAACGTTGGCTTAATGAATTTCAGATAATAAAAGTTTTTTGCATTCGTGACATAGAGTTCTTTAATTGCATTGACATAAGTATCGAGGTCGTCTGAGTTGTTCGAATAAACCACGATCGTGATTGCTACGTTTGATATAAAACTATCTCCTCCTATTCCCAAAGAATCCATCCCAACATTAATAACATCTACTGCGATTCTTGGGTATGAGTTAATTGTCAAATCATTTCTAGGGAAGTCTGGGTATATTTTGTCTCCGCCATAATCATAAGTCACTATGCTTTCGCCTGTCTGTGCTGTTACGAATGTTATTACACATCCGGTTGAATGTTTATAATTTATTGTCCAGTCGGTTCCTCGTACTTTTGCAGTTCCTCCAACTGTAATGCTTCGGATGTTCTTGACCGTTGTCAATGCTATTGTAATTGATGACGCGGATGATAGAGTTGCTTCCTGAGTTGTTGTTGTTACGCCTCTCTCTGTGATACTAAAAACATCATTATTTCTAAGAAAGTCTAATTGTTCCTGCTTAATTTTTGGTATATCCATGTTTTCCTCTTGGAAGTTCTGCCTCTTGGCTTATCTTATTAGTCCTGGATATGTTATAAACCTACTTTCTAAAATTTAGAAGGATTTTATAATTTCTTCTTGGACTATCTTGCTTATTTTGTTTCGTATTGTGTTTCTTATGAATGGGTTTGGTCGTGTGCCTGGATGATGAACTTCCTTTGCGAACACATCTCCACCACCAGCTTTGAACTTTAATGCTTGTTTATCTTTTGGTTTGATGATATGTGGATTTGTTCCAAATTCAACATAAAGTGCATAGTCTACCATTGTAATTGTCAGGGTGGTTCCGTTTGCTTCTACTCGTATTGAATTTCTTAATCGTCCGGTGTCAACTGGACTTGCCAACACCAACTCGTTCTGGAAACGTATTGCGATTCTTGGGAGTGCACGTTCTACTGCTTCTTTAATCTCAATCATCAGAAAAATATAACATTGCTTTCTGCATTATTGTGGTTCCATCGAAGTCTCTTGTACTTACATTATCGACTCTATAAATTTTTGAATCGTATGTTATTTTGTCGTATTTATTTAATGTCACGCTTGGCCCAACAAACGCCATCATATCATAACTCTTATTTAATCCGGATTTATCTAAGTCGTATTTTACATTGTAAGGAATCAAAACTATGCTTATGTCTACGTCTGTTCCATCTGTATATGTTTTGTTTCCTGAGTAGTTTGTTGTCATTGTTACTGGTGTTCGTGTGGCTGTCACTCCGAAGTCTGCCAATGGTCCAAGCAAAAAGTCTCCATCTGCTCCTGAAACATTTGAACCCGGACTCTCATAATAATTGACTATGATTGTTTGGTCATCCCAAATAAAATTAACAAACGTTATAACCGTACTCGCAGACAAATGACTCACCGTATATTCTGAAGTTAAAGCCATTGCTAATCCTCCTACATAAACTAGGAATCCGTTTTGTACTGTTAGTCCGGTGTTTGTTAGAGTGAGTGTTCGGCTTGCTGCTCCACTAGAACCTGTCAAGTCACTTCCTGTTTTGTTTTCTGTTCTTATTCCCATTATGCATTAATTAGACTAACCCCATCATCTACAACTATGTAACATCCACTACTTAAATTTATATTTGTCCAGTTGGTTATGTTTGCTTTTACATTAAAATATCCAGTTCCATTAAAAACTAAATCTCCACCATCTATCTCAACAGCGTCAGAGATAACACAATTATCAGTACATTCTATTTCCCAATCTCCAGAAGTATATGTGCAACTATCCGTAACACAAGCATCACTATCTCCAAGCGTAAAATTAATAGAATCATAAGTTGGTGCAGTATATCCAGAACAAAGTGAAAAGTTTACTGAGTCATAGCTAGGAGCCGTATAAGAAGTTCCAAAACTAAGCATCCCAATTAACCCAAGTCCTATAAATAAAAATAAATAATTTTTTAACATGTTCCTGAGACATAAGGTTTTAGTTGTCCGATTAAAGTATTGTTAAAGTATGCTCCTACCATGTATGTGTTTGTTGAGTTAGTTACGTTAATATCCCATTTTCCATTTGAATCTGATGTATCTGCATAATTTTCTGATATGTTATTTTGATTCCATATTGTTATATTTGCTCCTTCTATGGCGTTGTCTGATTCGTCGAATACGTAGCCTGAGAATTGGCAGTTTATGTCATCAATCGTAAAAGGATATTGTCCACTTTCATATCCATCTTTTTGTATGTCGTAAAGGTGTGCTACTGCTGTTGAGTTTAAAGCTATTGACCAAATTCCTACTTCATCAATTTTTCCATCAAAATAATTTCCCCAACCTTCTCCACTAGATAAAATTGCATCTACTGACGGATAATTTGGAATAGATGTCCCACCTACATTATTGTAAGTGCTTTCTGTTCCGTCAATATAAATTTTAGTAGTTGAGGCTGGTGCCCCACTTGTCTTTGTTATAACAACCTGATGCCAGGCAAGATTTCCAACAGTCAAAACACTTTCTACTTGTTCGCTATTATATAAAGCTATTGTAACGTGTCCACTAGGGTCAAATGCTGGAAGAAAAGCGGTAGTTGGTGTATTGGCACCATTAGTTAAGGATAAAAAGGCAGTATTAGCTGTTTGTGCAGCATCTAAATACACCCATAAAGAATAGGAAAAAGCAGGATTACCAGCAATATTATTTCCTGTTAAGGTTACTTTATCATTATCTCCATCGAAATTTCTACCATCAATAATAATACCAGTTGTATTCGTTGTACCTCCATTTGTTGCGTCTACCTGAGTTCCAGTTGCATCAGAAAAGTCATTTCCATCAAATTTATAATAGGATTCAATATCAGTAACCAAATAACTAGCCCATTCATAAATATCAAATCCTTCAATCCCATAAACAACCTCAATATTTTCTCCTTCAACCAGGTCATCACAAAACACTCCAAAAACAGAACCTTGTGGCAAATCTTTAGCTTTCTTAAACTCAACCCAATCTTTCTGAATATAATTAGAACAAGATTTAACTGTTTCATTTTTCTTAGTTAAATTATTTATTTGGCTTATTTCTTGACAAACTGTTTTTTCTGTCTCAACCAAATACTGATAATAATAATCTTTACTTTTTACTTTATACTCATCATTTATTTTATAAGAATCCATCTTGTCGAATAGTTTCCAATCATCTGAATGATTAATACTTTGGAATAAAGCTATTGGGTCATTACCACTTGAACTTATTTTGTTTTCGTAAGGAGTTAATAGTTTTAAATCTACTAATACTTCTCCATCATCTTCAATCTTTAATTCTTTTTTATTTGCTATGTATTCTTTTGTTAGTTTTCCTGAAATGGCAAGATTATCGGTTGTTCTTATTTGACTAATATAATCTCTATCTTTTAGCTTATCTATGTTTGTTACTGTGCCAATTATTTCTTCTTCGTATTTATTCCAACCAGATTTACAAACTTTATATCTTCTTGGTGCGGATTCATTATAATAGCATCTAGTCTTAGTACCGTCTGAATTAACAGCACTTAATTTAAAACAAAGTCCGACTACTGTTATATTTTTGTCGTCGCAAGAATAGGCAGTGTCATCAACATTCAAATAATAAATAGACCCAATACTTGCTATTAAGATAAATACTCCTATTGTTAGTTTTATTTTTTCTGCCATCATCCGCTAATAATAAGTTTAGTTCCGTTGTAATACATGCTTGCCTCTTGTCCGTCTCCGAAGTATATTCTAGTTGTTGTTCCCACATATATATTTTCTATTTCGTCAGTCGTGCTACCAATATCATGTCCGTTTGCGTCTAAATCTGCGCCCAATTGTGGAGCTGTGTCATCTACTAAGTCTTGCATAAATAGTCCAACTGCCCAGTCGTATATTTGTTTGGCTGTGCTTAGGTGAGTAGTGTCTGATACTGTCGGAGTTGCTGTTGGTATTCCTGTGAAATTATCCCAAGACTGTAATCTCCAAGTTCCGTCATCAGTAATATCCCCAGTTCCAATATCAGAAGGGCTACCTAAATTATCCCAGTAATCCGAAGAATTTACTGCCAAGTCTGTTCCTGCTAGTATAGTGCTAAACGTGATAGTTCCTGTTGTGGTTATTGCTCCGCCTGTTAGGTATGTGCCATCAGTCGCTACGCTCGTGACTGTTCCTGTTGTGGTTGAATATCCTCCTGGGTTCGAATCTACATAGTCTTTCATTGAAGTATTGGCACTTTCTATTGCTGTGTTCATTTCTGTTGTATTTGAATAATCTGATTTATCTGCTGACCAATTTCCGAGACTTACTGCTATTGGTTCATCTATCGTTGCGTAGAGTGCTCCAGCTTGTGATGTTGTTGAATAGTCTGACTTGTCGGCTGACCAATTCCCTAGACTGACTGCGATTGGTTCCGTAATATCTGCGTATAATAAAACTGCTTCTGCTGTTGTTGAGTAGTCTGATTTGTCATTTGACCAATTACCTAAACTATCAACATAAACGATCGTGGCATAACTTGCTTTATCTAGTGACCAATTTCCTACCAATCCTACTAAGTCCCCAGACACTAAATAATTTAGTGCTGCGATATAATCAAAGATTTGGTCTGCTGTTGATAAGTGAGTTGTATCCCCATTTGAAGGAGTTGCAACTGGTATTCCTGTGAAGTTGTCCCATGAGTCTAATCTCCATGTTCCTTCGTCTGTTAGGTCACCTGTGCCTATATCACTTGGACTTCCTAAATTATCCCAGTAGTCTGAATTGTTTACTGCCAAATCCGTCCCAGCAAGCGTCTGGTTAAATGTTATTGTTCCTGTGCTAGTGATTGCTCCACCGGTCAAATAAGTGTCATCTGTGGCTACGCTTGTTACGGTTCCAACACCTGCTGGTGCTGCGCATTCTACTCCGCCAGTTGTTGTGTTTTGTACGAACTCTCCTGCTCCACAATTACCAATTCTTGCGATCGTTGAATTTTCTGCGCTGAAATTTCCAAGAGAGGCTGCGATTGGTTCAGTTATGTCTGCGTATAATAAATTAGACTCAGAGGTGGTTGAATAATCTCCACTGTCTGCTGACCAGTTTCCTAAAGACAAAGCTACTGGCTCAGTGATGTCTGCGTATAATAATGCTGCTTCGGCAGTAGTTGAATAAGATGCTTTGTCTAATGTCCAGTTTCCTACTAAACCTACCAAATCTGTGCTCAATAAATAAGCCGGTGCGTTTTGGATACTAGACCAATTTACTTTCCCTAAGAACCATGAATTTGTGTTCGTTAGGTTAAATGCTCCCTGTGCCCAGTTTGCTGTTAGTGCATTACTTCCATCTGCTGCTAGGAATCCAGTATGTCCAGCACTTGCATAATCTAATTTGTCTAATTCATCATGGTTTACAATTCCTGCAGTTGCTGGAGCACCAGCGTTACTTACACTACCACGAACATCAATATATCTCAATCCATTACCAAGTATTTCAAATTCATCATCTCCTTGTTTGATAATCATTCTTGCTACTGGTAAATATAATGCTTTGACAAATTCATTACTAGGAAATAATTTAGTTGAAGAATATTTATCTATTTCTGCATCTTTAACTTTTTTATATTCTTCAGTTGGTTCGTTTTGTACAACACACATCATTCTATGTGCAAGATTTAAATCATTAAAAACTAAACCACAAACAACATTAAAATGTTTTCCATTATTAATTATTCCACCATCACTATATTGCACTATATCTGCAATGTCATTAAATTGTAGAAATGTTCCATCATCACGAACCAAGAATGCACCGTCAGTAATTAAATCAAAATTAGTACCACTACTCGCACTATCCAAAAGAACTGTCCCTTGACCAATTCCTATATCTATAGTGTCTGCTGTAAGTGTTGGCTCAAATCCGCTTTCATATAAAGCACCCTGTTTTAACCATCTTACATAACTTTTTGAAATAAATTCATCTAATCCACTTCTTCCACCAATACTTGCATATGGATTTTCATCAGAACCTAAAAGCATTCTAGCAGCATTTGCATAGTCTCCAGCTGGAGTTGAAGTACTTCTTGTAAGTATTGGATTACTACTACCTTGATATGTAATAATATTCATAACAGGAGTAGTATTTGTACCCTCAACAATAGTTACTGAATCACTTATTTGGTCTTTAAGAGTTTCTGTTCTATTGATTATTATTGCTATCCCTAAATTATCTGAGTCTGTGATTGTTAA